CGGAGTTTGAGTTGAAGGAAATGATTAAGCACTACCAACTGAAAATAAAGGAGTTGGAGGGCTTGAAAAAGTGAAATAATTGCGATATAATTTTGTATTCTCGAAATTATTTTGTATCTTTGTAGTGCTAAAATGAATGTAATTCCACTCCTACGGAATCGAAGATATTGATTAGCGAATCTTATTGGGAAGAGTGGGTATTCAAAGAGGTAGGAGGCTTTGTTTATCCGCTCTTCTGTTATTAAACGACTTAATATGTAAGTAATGGCATCGAGGTTTACATCAGAGAATTACATCCACATAAGCGGATGGATGCTGACAGAACTTAATTTGAGTATATCGGAGGCGGCAGTGTACGCGATGATATACGGGTTCAGCCAAGACGGGAGTTCCCGGTTCGTTGGTTCGCTCTATTATTTGGCTTCTGCTATCAACGTATCGAAGAATACGGTTATCCGAATACTGAACACCTTGCAGGAGAAGGGTCTCATCAAGAAAGTGGAGAAGGATGTAAACGGGGTGAAATTCTGTGAATACTATTCCATCTACAAGCGTGAGGAACAGACACCAAGCGAGGAATCCCAAAATTTGGATAGTGGTTCAAATTTGGCACTACCGGTTCAATCCGCGAAAGAGGGTGGTTCAAATTTGGCACTACCGGGTCAAAATTTGGTGGATAGTGGTTCAAATTTGGGTGGGGGTGGTTCAAATTTGGCACCTAATATTAATAATAATAAAGATAATAATAAAGAGAAAGAAACATCCACTAAAGTGGATGCAAAGAAACAAGTTTCTTTGACCCTCTCTCAAAGGATGGAGGATAGGGCAAATGCTTTCGGGCACTCCCTTGTCTGTTATGTAGATACCTACGGAAAGGCGATGATACGAGCCTTCTACGACTATTGGACGGAGCCGAACAAGTCCGGCACTAAGATGCGCTTTGAGTTGGAGCGCACATGGGACACTAAAAGACGTTTAAACACATGGTCTAATCACGAAAAGAATTATGGAAACAATCGGGAAAATGACGGAGGTGGCAAGGAATGGCTTAAGAGAGAAGTCCTTGACACCGCAGCGCGAGTGTTCAGCGGCCAAACTGCTGACGAAGTGGAAAAGCCCTTCTGAACTCATGAATACCTTCTCCCCTGCTCTTTGGGATTACTCAATGCGCAACAAGAAGAGCATATGGGAGAGAAAGGACGTGCCCACACTGATGATGGTGGAGGACGCTTTCGGGGCGGAGGCGGCTGACCTTTGGATATACATCGAGATTTCATCCTTGTTCATCACCTCGTCAAATGACAAGAGAGGTGTGTCGGAAGGTATCAAGAGTTTTGCCAGCTGCTTTGCCGCAAAGGTAAGATGTTACCAACTCTCCGTGCTGCTGCTGTTCTTCGGCAGGTATCGGGCGGGGGAGTTTGACGAGAGTTATGCGACCTTTGACGCCCGCAGGATCGGCAATGCCTTTGACAAGTTCTGCGAAATATGGAGCAGGGAGCAGGATGTGTTCGAGAGGGAGAGGAATGTGGAGAGGGTCATGCAGAACACGCAAAAGCCCTCGGACATACCCGAAGGGTACACCTCGCTCACATGGTACCAGGAACTGAAACGCAGGGAGAGCCAGGGTGACATCGAGGCCCATCTGCTCCTTCATCCCGAAGAAAGGAATTTTAGTGCCTGAATATTTGTAAGTACGAAAATCTTTTGTACCTTTGTAGTCATTATACAGTCAGAAGTTACGATTAGTTAAGTTCAGGAAACCTTAGCGGTGTTTTTCAAATTTACGGTTGGCGCGATACGTGTCCGTCCGTGAGGATAGGCACGGGAGCAACGACCTTATATCTGCTGTGAAACAAGCGGGTTCTTGCGAAAAGATAGGACAATTCAGAATCAGATTACCCAAACTTTTGTTGAAGAATACAAATAGCGGAAAAATAGTGTTATGCGCCCTTCATTTTTCCCCTTCGGAATTTGGCGGTAAGCGATAAAATTTGTACCTTTGTAGAAAGTTAGGAAATACTTAAATATTGACATTATGAAGAATCGTTATGAGATTACGGGCTGTTTCCTGGTATTCCAGGACACCCGGTTTGCCATCAAGTTAGACACTCCCATTCTGACGGATGATTTGGATGTGGCGAGAGGGGAATTGAAGAAGAGCCATTGCGCCCTCGGTGTTCATCTTACCTACAACGAATATGGTAAGCAGGACTGACATGGGAATCTTGGTGAGGATGCTGGAGAGTTCGGCCACCCTCATAGATAGGTATGCCAAAAAGCCCAGCGAGCAGGACAAGGGCCGGCAGATGCGCAGGATGGCGAAGAAACTACGGAAGAAATTAAACTGATATTACTTGAATAAGATGTGAGAAGACCATGCGGGCGGTCTGTGAAGATAGCCCCATTTTTTTCTGATTATCAGCGATTTTTCTTGCATAAAATTTTGTATATTAAAAAATATTTTGTATCTTTGTAATGTTAAAAGTATGTATAACCAACGGGGAGAACCCCCGATAAAACGAAAGATTATGAATACAGAAACTAAGACAGTGATTTGTTGGATCGCCTCTCTCGTGGGAGTGGTGATGTTCGTGGAGCAACTGACGTTGTTCTTCTTTGTGAGTTTCGGATTTTTTGTGTACAACTCCTTTAAACTGATAGGTTATGGAAAATGAGATAAGACTGACGGATAAGCAGATGGAGAAGGTGGCCGGCATGATTGCCAAGTCGGACGAGTATACGGACTTCGTGATTCTGTCGGATGAAGAGAACGACCTCGAGATAGAGTTCGACTTCGAGTGCGAGGTGGACGGGTATGTTGAGGACGGTTATGATAACGGGACGGGCGCATGGTGCTGCACACGTGCGGAAGTGTATATCACAGACACCAGCTTGCCGCTCCCTTCCGACCAGCTCGAAAGGGTGGCCCGCCTCGCAGAGAAACTGATTGCCGCATAAGGCAGTCAGTTTTTTTTTGAGCGATGAACAAAAATATTTGTGTTTTTGTTTTGAGATATAAAAATAAGTATTTACATTTGCCACGTCTAATTACCAACATCTACACAAGGGTAGTGGAAGGACTGTATTATGCGGTACCCTACCCCCGTGCCGTGGCTATAATGGTCACGGCATATCCCTTGTGTAGATAAGGGTGATTAGACAGCGGGTCAGTGGGGTACCGCTTTCATACCCCTATCACCTTTTTTGCTTTATGATTATGGAAACATTTACGAATGAAGAGGCTCGCCTCTATGACTGCTATCTGCAAGCCGTGAATCTCCGCAGACAAGCAGAAGCCGAGAATACAGAATTATTAGCGTTCATCAACCTCAAGGGACTTTCCGAGGAATATGAGAAGTTCCGAGCGGCCCTGAACAAGCGATTGGAATAACCCCCTTCACCCTTCCTTTTTCGGAGGGGTGATTGTTTTTCCCGAATAATTTGCAAATCAAAAATAAATTTGTATGTTTGTAGGCAAAACTCAAACATTATGGAAATAGATTTCAGTCAAGACCCCGGATTGCTCATCAAGACCCTCAAGCAGAAATCCATTGACGTACCCGCATGGTCAAGGATCGAGGAAGAGTACGAGCCGATGAGACACAAGATTCTCTTCGACCACACCCGAAGGATGGATAAGGTATTGTCCAACAAGAAGGTGGAGAAGGCCGCGAGAATCGCCATCGGCCTGGAGAAACTTCATGCCCACCGCATTGCGGACTTCGCCTTTGCCAAGTCGGTGAAGAGAACCTATCTCGGCTCCACGGACGAGGATAAGGACATCATCAACGCTATGGAGGCCATCTACAAGAAGGCCCATATCAACAACGTGAACAAGAAACGCGGTTTGGCCTATTTCGCCTCCTGCGAGATATGCACGATTTGGTATGCCGTGCCCAAGCCGGGGAATACCGATTACGGGTTCACCTCGGATTGGAAACTCAAATGCAAGACCTACTCACCCATGGACGGGGTGAGCCTCTATCCGTACATTGACGAGGTGGACGATATGCAGGCCATGTCGTTCGAGTACCAGGTGGAGGGGTCGAGCGAGACTGTTACCTACTTTGAGACGTATACCCAGGACAGACATATCAAGTGGCGCGAGGACGGGAACGACTACAAGGTGCTGGTGGATGAGAAGATAATCATCGGCAAGATACCGGCCATCTATCTCTATCGTGACCTTCCTATCTTTGCCGGCTTGTCGGGGTTGAGAGAGGAAATGGAGTACGAGATTTCCGAGGAGCGCGATGTGATTGCGTATAACTCGGCCCCCATCTTGAAGGTGTCGGGAGCCATCCAGGGCGAACCCGTCAAGGGTGAGACGCGCAGGGTCGTACACGTGGAGAGTGGCGGTGACGTGGGCTACGTCAGCTGGGCGCAGTCCACCGAGGCCAGCAAGAACAACTTCAACACCTTGAAGAACCTCTATTGGTCGCAGGCCCAACTGCCCGACATCTCCTTTGAGAACATGAAGGGATTGGGCAACATCGGCTATGACGCACGGCAGACCTTGTTTGCCGATGCCAAGTTGAAGGTAGAGGGCGAGACGGGTGACTTCGTGGAATTTTTGGAGAGAGAGGGCAACGTGCTGAAAGCCTTTCTGAAAGTGATGAACCCCGAATGGGCAAAACGGCTGGATGAGATAGAGATAGAGCATACCATCAACGTCTACGACTATGCCGACCAAAAATCGCAAATCGAGATATGGACTGCCGCCAACGGAGGCAAGGCACTTATCTCCCAACGTGAGAGCATCGAGAAAGCGGGTCTTACGCAGGATTCCTACAAGACCTACGATGACATTCAGAATGAAGAGGGGCAGGCTGCGGAGGCCCGTGTGAACTCAATCATGGAGGGCGGTGTATGACGATCGACGAGGTGAAGGAAGAGAAATTGAAGGCCGAGAAGATTATCTCCGAGGCCTTGCGTAATTTCGAGACCCTTACGAAGGTGAATCCCATCGGCATCGAGATAGCACGGCAGGACGTGTTCGACAAGATGGGGAACCTCGTGGATGTGAATTACCCCGTGGAGATAGCGGTGAAGTTATGAAAACGGAGAAACCGAAATACCGGTGCAGGGACTGCAAGTATGCCAAGGACTTCCATGAGAAAAACATGGAAGGTGAGTTTTTCTTGTGCCGGTGCAAGTTCTTCACCACTTCCCGTTTCTTGAATTTGGATTGGTGCGAAAAGTTCGAAAGAAGATGAAAGCGAAGATACCCAGCATGAAGAAAGGTTACCAAGCGTTGAACAAGCGTTTGAACGGGTATGTCATGCAGGTGTTCGCCATCTACGATCACATGAACCGCGAGGCTGCGAACATCGTCAGTAGGACGGGCTACGATGGGTCGCAGCCTTTCCGTTGGGCGGATTATCCCAAGACCAAGAACCAACTCCTGGACTTGCAGACGCAATTCTGCAAGGAACTCCGGGGATTGATTTACTCCACCACCTCGACAGAATGGGAGAACTCCAACCTCATGCAGGACTTGATTGCCGACAAGGTGATGAAGGCCTATAAAGCGCAGAAAGAGGGGCAGAGGGTCAAGAGGTATTATCAGACCAACCCCGATGCGCTGAAAGCCTTCCAGGAGAGGAAGGACAACGGGCTGAACCTCTCGCAGAAGGTATGGAAACAATCGCAGTATTATCGGGACGCTTTGGAAGGGGCCATATCGGTGGCTATCCAAAAGGGTACATCGGCAGTTACCCTTAGCAAGCAGATAAGCCAGTACTTGCAGAACTTCGACCTTATCAAGAAGGATTATAAGGAACTCTACGGGCAGGCGGTGGACATCCTCGACTGCGAATATAGGTCTGCCCGTTTGGCACGCAGCGAGATCAATATGGCCTATCGAATGGCCGAGCAGACAAGGTGGAACCAAATGGACTTCGTCGTCGGCAAGGAGATAAAGTTGAGTTCTGTCCACCCCGATAGGATGCCCCACGGGGACATCTGCGACCGATTGGCCGGCCGTTACCCGAAGGATTTCGATTGGACGGGCTGGCACCCGAATGATATGTGCTACGAAATACCCATCCTAAAATCCGAGGATGATTTTTGGAATGAGGACGAGGACTATGTGCCCGAGGATTACGTGAGCGATGTGCCGGACAACTTCAAGGAGTGGGTCATGGAAAACGAAGGACGGATTTCCGAGGCCGAAGGGAAAGGCACGCTCCCCTACTTCCTGCGGGACAACGAGCAAATCTACAAGGGTGTGCTGGATGATGCCAACGAGACACGTTTCACCGCTGACTTCCCCAAGTTCAAGTTCATCATGGACGGATGGGACGGATGGGAGACCCCGCGCGAAGAGTTCGAGAATTGGGGCAAGAAGAGGGAGATTCTATATGGCGGGAATATCTTTGCCGTGGCACATAGTTTTGAGGATGATAAGATTCCCGATCGTATCAAGGCTTTCGTCAAGCCCTTCAACGATGAGGAACGGCTGGGATTGGATTCCTTCAACCATCTGTATGCTTTGGAGAAGGCCACGGCCAAGGATGTGGCCCCCGAGTTCAGAAACGAGTTCCGCAAGGTCGTGGAGAGGCTGAACGGGATGGACTTCTCCGAGGGCATGATGAAGGGCAAGAAATACATCGATGTGGAGTATGCCTACAATATGCTGCAACTCTCCAAGGACGAGACCATCCTTGCCAACATCAAGGACGTTTCCCCGAAGATGCCCTATCTGTTGAAAGGCTTCGGAGGGAAGTTCAAGTACTCGGATATGCCTGGGAAGGAGTTTTGGGACTTGCTCGACACCTATGTGCCCGCCACGGCTGTGTATGGCGATACATCCTATTGCAGCTGGCAAGGTTATGTGGGTCTGAAAATCAGCGACCGGCTGAACTGCGACTACCAGCGGAATAGGGTGCTGACACACGAGTACGGCCATGCCGTGGATATGCAGAGGGATTTGCGAAAAGACAAGGACATCCTTTCCCTTTATCGTGGGTTCAAGGAGAGCGTGGCCGCGGATAGGGCGGTCAGTGCGGAGAATGCCCTGAACGATTTCATCGTGAAGTTCACGAACGAGGGGGTGCGTGCGGGAAACAACCTATACAAGGAGGGCATGAGTGATGCGACATTCAACAAGTTATGGGCCTCTTCGGGATTGGAGAAAAAGTACGACTACAATACGCGCAGTGAGAAGTTGGGCTGTTATTCCGACATCCTAATGGCAGCGATAGAAGGGGAACGATGGATAAGCCCCGGAGGGCATGACGCGGAATACTTCAAGACGGAAGAGAGCCAGGTCATGGAGTTCATCGCCCATATGTTTACCAATGTATATACGGGTAACGACTTGTTTGAGAAGGTGAACCCGAAGTTATACAATGATATGGTCACGCTGTTGAGGAAGAAGTTACGCTAACCTCTCCACCTTGAACTTGTCCTTTCCACCTTCCCGTTCGTCCCATATACGGCAGATGGTTATCATGCCCTTCGATTCGCGGAAGAGCCGGCAGGTACGCTCGAAGGACTTCTCCGAGCAGGACGATAGGTATTCGCGGAAGGTGTAACTCTCCCTCTCCAGCCAAGCCTTGATCGTCTTGTTTGGCCAAAGGGTGACGTCCTCGGGAACGTCATGCTTGCGTGCGAAAAGTTTGATTCTGATATTCTCCATAAAATGATTTTTTGCAAAGATAAAAAAAATCGCTTTCAGACGAAAAAAAACTCGAAAATATTTTTGTATCTAAAATAATTTTTGTATCTTTGTAATACAAAAATAAACCCAAGTATTAACCGGGGAGAACCCCCATAAAACAAGAAGAATATGAAAGCAATCGTATTAAGTGAAATGAATCCCAAGACCCGCACGATGGTTGAGGGTTATCTGCGTCAGGAACGTGTAATCGTGGAGACAGCCGATTATAATTTTGACAGTTCCTCCTTCATCTGCTACGTGACCTTCTCCGAGGGTGACAAGGTGGACAAGTTCATCGAATTGGTTCCCGATGTAAAGGCCTATGACGTCACGCTGATGAACGAAAGAGGCTGGTCGTACTTCGTCAGCGAGGAAAGCATCGTGATTGACGGAGAGCAGGCTGTCTGCTACGACAAGGTATTCACCTTGGAAAATGCCTTGGAGCATTACATGAAGAACTTCACCAAGCCCATGCCGGACTTCACGTTTGATTCCATCATGCAATCCCTCGATCACAATGCCCTCTACCCTATGATGGTGGAAGAGGAAGAGGATGGAAGAGGGAAGAACAGAATGTTCGTGATGGGCGACCTCGAAGTGCCGATGGTCAGCGAAGAGAATCTGATAAGTGTCTCCCGTGTTCAGTTCATGGAGGACTTGAAAGGCTCCACCCTCGATGAGTGGTTGCAGGAGTGCCCCGACCGCCAGGCGAATGTGAACGAGTACCAGCAGGCCCTCGACAATGACGACCTCTACAAGATGGTGTTCGTGGCCGGTACCACGAGAATGGAAATGTTGTTCATCTATTAAACCAAGGAGCCATGAAGAAGAGATACGCTATTCAGTGTGCTGAGACGGGTGACGTGATCGAGAGAGCCGACACCCTTAAGGAGGCCGAGAACATCCTCACATGGTTCGTCCTGCAAGACGGGATGGATAAGTGCTACGAGGACGGATTCTATGAGATATACGACATGGTTGAACATAAAACGATAATAAGATTATGAATACGGACAAGATATTGAAGAAGAGCCGCAAGATGATGGAAAGCATCGAACGACTGATGAAGATGTACCCTTGCCGATACCGCCTCTCTTTCGAGGTTGAGCGTGACGAGACTAACCGCAACGGACATTTCTATGACTACTGCGAGATGAGTTCCACGGAGAGTGACTTCCAAAAGAGTTTCACCATCGCGCATGACGGGACTATCACTGACCGGCACGCTGTGTCGTTCGTCATCAGACGGGGAAGGATGGTCCCCGCATGACCTATTATAAGATATACACCTCCAACTCCTTCAAGACCCTTTCCGACATCGTGGAGGGCCTGAAGGAGGGTTACGAGGTATTGCGATATGAGATAAGGGAGCAACGGGGCATGAAAGCCTACAAGCTCACGATAATGTATAAAGATAAACAGTATGAGTTATAAGTTGAAGAAAGCGGGTAACGGGTGGTACGTCGCCACCGACCTGGAGAATTTGGTGAGCGTGAAGTTCAAGGAGCATGACTACCAGCATACGCAGAAGGTATGGGTGCATCCCGACAGTTACCTTTCGGAGTGCGTGGAGTTGCAACCCACCGACCTTCCCGCCATCCTTCGGAACATCGCCTCGTGGGTGCATGACAATTACCACTACATCGCACTTCCGAAGAAGAACTACACGATGAAGGTGGGACGGAAGAACATCACCATCGAGCGGGTGAAAAGTCCGAGGCTGACCCTCACGATGGAGAACACGGGCAACGTGTTGAAGTTGGCCGGGATATTGAAGAACCTCGGAATGTTCCTCCGCCATAATGAGGGAACGATTTCCGAAAACATAAAAAATCACGACTGATTGTGATTTTTATGCCTTGTATATTTGTATTTAGAAAAATAATTTGTATCTTTGTATTAAAATTACAGACTATGGAAGGAACGAACATTGTACAGACAAGGGCGAACGTATCTTACGTCATGGCCGATTTGCTGGAGACCAACCTCGTGGAACTTGGTGAGTTCCTTAAGCGACACGGGATGGAACTAAAGCAGGAGGCCAAGATGGAGTTCAACAAGGCCCTTCGCGCCACGAGAGCCATCCGCAGGGATGTGCGTTTCTCGAACATTCAGACGCAGGAGGATTATGCGGATGATTCCGACATCCTCAACGCTTTGGTGATGGTCTTGATCGACCGCATCGGTGACGACAAGAACATGGCTTACAACATCTACGAGTATCTGAAAGGCCTGCCATCGAAGATTGGGCTGGACACGGATTACGATGAGATTTTTGAGTTCGTGTTCAAGAAGAATGATTTGAAACTTCAAAAGTTGGCATGATGGGAACGGAGATTAAGGTGACGGACGACTACGGGAAGTTTTCGTTCATGGGCTGTAATAGAGATGTGAAGTCCGACAAGGTGTTGAAGAGCATCAAGGAGAACGGGGATTTCACCAAGTGGAAACCCATTCTTGTGACACCGGGGTTCAAGATAATAGATGGGCAGCACCGATTCCAGGCCTGCAAGGAGTTGGGCCTGCCGATTCATTACATCGTGTACGATGGTGATGAGGATTACGATAAGGTGATGAGAACGCTGAACATCGAGGTGAAGGTGTGGCAGATGGAGGATTGGCTGACCTATTACGTCAAGGAAGGTAAGGAGAGTTACATGAAGATGAACGATTTGATGAAGTCCGATTATGTGGGAGGCTTAAGCAATGCCATCTACATCTTCTCCAATGGGCGGACAAATTCGGTGGACTTCAAGAAGGGGAACCTCGTGGATGATTCGGCCTATTTCCAGCGGATGCACGAGTTTCTGAATGGCATCGAGTACAAGCACCGCTATTACCGGCCTTTCGTGGTGGCGGTGTTAAGGTTTATTGAAAGGTACCAAGACCAGCCCAAGAGGGTGGAGAAGTTGAGAAAGAAAATCGGCTGCGTGCCTCTTTACCATTCAGCCGAACAGTTCATGCAGGCATTTGAGAATTTAAGATAGATGATTATGACGATAGAAGAATTGAGAAGGGTCAAGACGCGCGAGGTTTCCCACTTCACCTTCGCCGGCCATTACATCACGAATGAGGAAACGGACATCAAGGGTCTGTATGTGCATACCCGTGTGGGACGGGATAGGGACGGGAGACCGACAAACAATATGAAGGTCAAGTACACCTATTTCGGTAAGGAATACAAGACGTTGGAAGAGGTTTTAAAGGCGATCAACGATGAGAAGGGGGCTTAATGCATTTATCATCTTCGCAGGATGGTACGGATATTACCTCATACCGAGAGGAAAGACCATCCATCTTGTAAGCGTGATGAAGAATGATTCATTCGAGAAAAAACCGAGAAGTTACATCTTAGAATAGGGAAATGATATGGAACAGAAACCGAAGAAGTATTGGTATGGCATCAACGATGAAAACTACGACAGCGGCCCGTATGATTCCATCGACGAGTGCATTGCGTCGGCTCGAGCTGATAAGGAGGCCATCATCGAAGATACCGATGGCGGTGGATTCGTTTACATCGGTGTCGAGACAAGGAAGTTCAAGGTGCGGCCGGATTGGATTCGGGATTGCATCGAGAGTTGGTACTACGACTTTCTTCCCGATTGCGAGGTTGAGTTCGATAAGGACTTCGATGAGCAGTTGGAGAAGTTGATAAAGGAGAAGGTGCATTTTTCTTCCGAAGTGGCTTTAATAGAGATTGGGCAGTACGATGTGATAAATGACAAATTAATGATGGACGATTGATTATGGCATCGAAGTTATATACATTCCATCCCGAGATTTACCCTCGGACATTATGGATCCAAGTAGGCTTTGACATCCCCGAAGGATTTGAGGGTGTGACAGTGGAGGATAATGATTCCGCTATGGCCGTGGTGAACAAGGTCTACGACAAGAAGAGTAATAAGTGTGGTTGCATGATTCGCTTTATGAATCTTAAGGCTATTGATTTGCCAAACGTAACCCACGAGAGTATTCATGTAGCGATGGATATTTTCGGGTACTGCGGCAT